GTATACACCACGCCCAGCATTATCCATATTATCAATTTTAGGTTGTCCAATAATTTTCTCCGTGACATTATGTGAGTTTTCCGTCACATCTTTCTTCTTAGCGTTGGTGTCAGTATTCATATTTTTTTCCATTTCAGCCTTTGTCATTTTATATTTCTTTTTAAATTCCGCCGGCGTCATTTCTTCTAAATCTATTGCAATGTCCTTTACCTTACCTTCAGAAATTTTCTTTTTAGCAAAAGGATTTACACCTTTCTTAGGTGCTGCACCTTTCTTTTTGCCTTCGTTATCATCTTTACCAGGCTTCTTGTCGGCCCAATTAGGAACTCCATCTTTGTCATCGTCTGGTTTTTTCTTAGCAAAAGGATTTACTCCTTTTTTGCCACCTTCACTCATAGGACTTAATAGACTATCATTAGGTGGCATATCTGCTTCTTTAATTTTTTTCATTTGACTACCGGCAATACGCATTGCACCTTTTACACCATATTTAGGTGTAAGTTTTTTAACTAACGCTGCAAACCCTGTTGTAGCATTGTTATGTTTTCCAATGTCGCCTTCCGCCATACCTTGTTCTTTATCAAAATTTACTTCTCCGTTCTTTACTGCTTGGGCAGCAGCCGGGGTTGATGCTGTTCCTATTTTTTTACCATCTGGTCCCATAATATCTGATGCGCCCGGTGCAGCTGGTTTTACAGTAAATTGACCATCTTCATTCAATGCAGTATCTAATCTTTCAAACCAATCTTTCAACGTTTTACTTTTTGTTTTTGGTAATTTGTCAACTGCTTTACTTGGTTTATTACCAATCATAAAATTAGATAACGATTGTGTATCATGTGATGTTGTTTTGCCTGAACTATCTGACCCTTTTGCTGGTCGTCCACGGCCACGTTTCTCGCCGTCTGCTGGTGCAACTTTTTTAGTTTTTTTAGTGTCATCAGTGGATAAGTCATCAGGTTCACCTTGATACGCAGTACCATACTTACCTTTATGAATTATAGATTTGCCCTTAGCATCGTCTGGATCTTTCCAATTTCCAGTAAACGCATTATTAGTAGACTTGGCTTCACTAAGTTCAGTCATCTTGTTCATTAAATCTAACATGTTCATTTTAATATTCCTTAAAGGTTATGCTCTTGCACCAGTCGCTGGGTTTTTAGGACGAATTATTTTTGTCATTGGACTTTTATTACCTAACTTTTTATCATCTAAATTTGGCTTAAATGGATCAAAACTATCTGGTGTCCTTTTACCTGCATACGGTATATCAATTTTTGAACCTTTTGCTTGGTCTTTAATTGAACTTAAATATGAATCTCCATATGCTTTACTTGCTTCTCTAGATCCTGATTGATCTTCCATTTCTTCATGCGTAAGTACCGGACTGTTTTTCATTTGATTTGCGTATTCATCGGTTTCACCATTAATACTATCATTGAAAGAAGTACACACTACTCTTACCATATTAACATTATATCCCAATAATTGAGCAATTTGTTGTATCATTGGCTCTGTGGCTGGATATCTAAAATCTGCTTTAATTATAGTTACTGATTGATTGCTTTCATTGGGAAACCCATACGGATCTTTTTGAATAGGTGTCTTAATAGGGTCGCTAATTCTAATTGGATCAAACTTGTTTAGATTGTATATAAACATATCTAAAAAGTTTTTATCAACGTCACCCGCAATTTTGATAGTGTAATCATATGTCTTTACACTTTCGGTTATATAATATTTTAGGCTTTTCATTTCGTATTCCTGTATAGTGTATTTATCATTCGTTGTTTGTTTTTCCACTCAACATTTTCAATAATTCATTTCGATCCAATGCATGTCCAGTACCAAGTGGAGTTGATTCCACTTCTTCTACTTTTGAAGTAATTTTATGATCTAACTGCGCCTTTTTTAACTGCAATTCAATCATTTTTAATTTTTTATTTAATTTAGCCGTTTTTGCTGTAATTGCATGTCCTAACATCGTGCCTGCTACATTAAAGATTTCACTACTAAATCTACTATCAACTTGCATACCCAAATCACTTAAATCTTTAAAACTATCTACTGCCATTCGTGCTAATTCATCTAATTCAGTATCACTGGCATCTAATCCGCGTACCTGCGGCAATGATTGGTCTATCTTTTCTAACGTATTTAACGCATCTATAGTTATATCTTCTGCACCGTCTGGAATAGGAACACTAAGAGATTGTATTTCATCTTCAGGTAACTCAAATAATGCTTGCAATTTTTTTGTCATACAAGTATTTAGTTACTTGTTTCTACCGTTGTGGAAAAGTTCATTTTCAGTTATTACTCTAAATGTGTAACCGTGATGCTTGCAATATGCTACTGCACTAGCCCATTTAGCATGATTTATTGCAACAATTATTTTATCTCTTGCACTTGCAACTTTACTTTCAATTAAACTTTGTTTTTTAGGTTTAATTTCGACCATCTCAGCAATTTGTTTTCCGTATTTATTTTGATATACTACAAAAAAATCAGGAATATAATTAACCACTTTTCCTTTAAAAGGATGTCGGTATGGAATTGATATAGATTCACTTGCCCAATACAATACGTTTTTATTAGAATCACAAAACGTCATAAATGTTAATTCCCAACCACTACGATATTTAGGGATATTCTTTCCTATATATTTTTGTTTATTAATTGGCGTGAATAAACCCTGAGCATATGATGCCATATTATTACTGAACTATATTTCTTGCTATAGTTTGATTAGGTGCTGGAGTATTGCTTATACCGTATAGTGAAGTTTTAGATTTTAATCCATTTAAATAATATGCTATAATTTGATTCATTTCTAAATTATTGTTGGTTCCTTGTATGTAACCTAACAACTCTAATACACTAATATTTTCTTCTTGTGCTATTCTAAATAATACTGCTGTAAAATTTCCTGCAATATTCCTAGTAGCGCACACTGATGTAAAATATCCATTTACAATGTCATATTCACTAGCATTTACTTTAACATTGAAGGCATAAAACGAATCAAAAATTCTAACTGTTTGATCCATTTGGCTGCGTGTGTCAAAAATTTTACTCATATTAATCTCGACCGCCTCCGCCAATTTGTTGTCCTGCAGTTGATATGGTGCCAATGGGCGTTGAAGTTGCTAATCCAGGATTATTGACGCCGTTAGTATTTATAACACTAGGGGATGAAGCCTTTGTTGGAAAGTTAAAAGGATTATTATTTAAAGGGTTTGCAGCACCTCTGATGGCAGCAGTAATTGCACCCTGTGCTTCTAAAATAATATTATTTTGTAATTGACCATTTTTAGCATTATTATAAATTCCGGTTGCTACCTTTGCTGCATCAAGTAATCTACCTTCTTTAAGTGCTGAAACAAATCCTCCTGCACTTTCTATCAATCCGCCTTTTCCCATAACATTACTATTAGAACCTAATCGGGCAATAGGGCTTAGTGTTCTGTCATAATTAGCGTTATCACCAAACCCAGTAACAATATTACCGGGGGCATTTCCATCCATTGCACCTTCATTATATACCACGGTTTCATAATTAACATCCATTGACATTTCCATAGTACCGTTACCCTCTGAATAACTATACGTATCTTGTCCCATTTTAGTAAGCAGCGGATTAATTAAAGTATATGCTGTATAATTATGTTGATTAAATCCAAAAATAGTAATATTATTAAAAAATGGTTGCTTAGGTGCTACTGATGATGTGGTTTCACCTATATAACCCCAATCATCGTTTCCGGTTATTGACGGAGTATAAGTTGTTCGTTGATTATAACTAGCTGCACCGGCCGGTTGACCATTGGCAGCAGTACGAGCTGCGCCACTTGCTGCACTTAAAATGACATTGGGTTTAGTTCCATCTTTGTAGTAATAAGTGTAATATGCTTTCCAAAGTTGGTGTATAATACCTCCGGCAGTAGGTCCTTGAGCAGTTCCACTATCATCGTGAAACTTAATTGAAATTGGTTCGTATTTAATTTTTGTTTGAACAATTCTTTTACGATTATATTGATTTAACTCATGTGTTGCAAAAGTAAAACTTGGAAGGCTCACTGATTTTACTAGCAATCCAAAATTAGCACCGGTACTTACATTTTGAGCATATGCTGATGTATTAATATCAAAATACACATGAAATAAGAATTTTAATTTTGGTGCATACGCATATCCGTTGGTCCTAAATGTTTTAGAAGCATGGGTATAATCACGCAAAAAAGTGCGACTGCCTATTGAATCAGTCGCACCTTTTAATAAGTCTTGAAAAAATCCAGCCATCTAATTTACGATTAATTAGTTGGCGCCTACACCACTTACTAATGCCCCGCCTAATTGACGAGCAAATGTTCCACCAACATTTTTATCATCTGGGGTAAGAGCAGCGTTGTCATATCTAATAGATAACGCTATTGTGACTGCCTCGTTGTTTGCATAATTTAAAGTATTGTAATTAGCAGATACTAAAAAGCAGCCATACAATTGCCAGGTTTCTAATACACCAACCGCTGCGGTACCGTTACCACCATCTAATATTTGAATATTAGTTTGAAATTTATAATCCTGTCCAGTTGCAGCACTGGCTTGTTCAAAAAAATCCATTTGCTTTTGCAATTGTTGCCCTACTAATTTAGATACTGCGCCTCCAGCATCATCTCTAAGATTAATTGCTGTAGGAGACCAAGTTGGTTTACCAGCTAAATATAAAGTTGAATTATAAATAGGCAATGTAATTTCACCAAAAGTAACAGTAGGGCGTGAGCAATCTACTACTTGTTGTGTTAATACTGTTGATGCCTTATCCACTCCAAAATTTGAGAATATAACTCTAAATCTATATTGCAGTTTGGGCATTAACAAGCCCTGATTTGCTGGTGACCCGTCTGCTGCCACGGACATGTTTGTTAATGATGCTGATGCCATTTTTAATTTCTCCTATTAATAGTATTTATCTTAGAATATAAATGTCCCAAGGGACATTTATATTATGCTCCAGATAATTCTCCAGTATTTAGAATACGAACCGGGATATATATAAATTCAGCAGCCTTAACTGGTTCTACTGCAACATCAATCCAAAGTTCGTTTCTATCAATTCTAGCCGGTGTATTATTTGAATCATCACATACAACAAGATAGTCATATAAGCCTCGTTTAGCAACTAAGTCTATCATTAATGATTCAACAACTCCAGCAATTTGCTGTCTTGTTAATGCATCATTAGGTTCAAACACAAACGGTCTAGCTGCTAATGTTAGTTGTCTACGAATATAAGCAACCAATCTAGCAACGTTAGTTCTGTCTAACGCACTTGAAGAATTGAAGGAGGTCTTATTACCATAATTCAATAGTCCAACTCCGGTAAAGAATACCATTGGATTAATAAAATTAATATATAATACATCACGAATACCAAGCCGTGTTTTAATTGTTTGGAATTCACCAGTATCACGATTTAAATATCCAATGTTTAATGCATTATCAATTGTACCTCTACGAGTGCCTGCTGCCGCTAACCAAGGATAAGCATTAGTATCATTACGTAAGAATGTACGCATCATCATATGTGATGCCGGAACTACAACTTCATTACCTGATAAATCATTTGCTATGCCACTTGGATAGAACAATCCTAAGTATGTGTTACGGGTAACACAACCTGCTTCTCCTGTAGAAGTAGCACCTGCTGCGTTTGTTGCCCATGCTTGAATCTCAGTAGCACTATCAGATAATCCCAATGGTGTATCACCTAAAATATATCCAGTTTCGCCTCGGTCAGCATTTAATACAACCATATTTGGTTGTAATTCTGGGTAATTAGGAGTAGCCATTAAGTTAAAGAAATTATCTTCATCACGTATATCAGTATTAGTGTCTATTGCTGAACGCAATGATTGAACAACCATTGCACGTTGAGCAGAACGACCCATATACGGACTACCGTCAGAACGCAACCCGCTTACTGTTACCCATGCATCTGTTTCTGTTGGAAGAGTTTCACCTGCAAAATCAGTATTGTTAAAATAATCTACTTTAAATTGTTTTACATTATATCCGCTGCGGCGTGTATTGAATAACAACATGCCAACTGGATAATTAGCATCATTTGGAGCATCTAAATCTAAGTAATTACTTGTTAATAATGATACGATTGTTGGAATAGGATCATTATATGGATTTGTAGTACCATTTAATGCCCAACGAGCATCAGCAAATAATACACCGTCAGATGATACTTGGTCAGTAGAATCTATTAATACCCACTGATCAACTGCATCCACTAATTGCCAACGTTTAATTACAGGATACATTTCTAAATCTGAAGTGTCGATCCATAAATCTCCGTATACTAATGCAGTGCTATCACTTTGTAAAGTAGGTGCAGTAGCACTTACCAATGGACCAGCAGGGTCAGTTGTATTTGATCCTGTTGGGGTTGGAAATCCATTAGCGTCATAGTTTTGATTTTTATATCCTTTCCAAGCGCCGTTGAAATTTACCATAATGTCAACTTGGTCGGTAACGCTATAGAACCAATTAGTATTATTAGCAGGTGCTACATTTGGTTGACCTTCATTGGTTTCATATGTAAATTCTACCCAATTACTTAATTGAGTGCTGTATAACGATTCAGGTGTTCCAGTGTTATAAGTAATTCCTAGAACTGCACCAGCACCACTCACTTGAGTAACTTTAACCGTTAAATCATTACCCGGGGTAGCCCCTCCCAAACTTGTACCCACAACAGTAAGAACATCACCTATAGTGTATCCTGTACCTGCCGCACTAAATGTAGTTTCATTTACATTATACGATTTATATGCAGCTATTACTGAAATAGTACCTATACCGGATCCAGTACCACCGGTTGGAGTAACACTAAATGTAGTACTTATTGATGGTCCAAATTTGCAACCATCATTTGTGCCTACTGCAAATCCGGCCAAAGCAATTACACCATTGCTAACTCCAGTACTGGTGCTAAAATCATCTAATATAATTTCTCCGCCCTCAGTATGCGTTAATACAATAGATCCTGCTGTATTTACTGATGCTTGAGTGTATAATATTGCTTGGGCAGCCCAAGCAGTAACAAAAGTAGCAGCAGTAGCAGAAACCGGAACAGTGACAGTATAAACGCTTGACAATGCACTTGATCCAGGCACACTAGCTCGAACATACAAAGTGTACGTTTGTGCAGCAAATGCATATGTGGTTAATGAACTAGTTACTACAGTTGGTCCGGTAGCAAGTCGCTCCCATAAATACACAGGACTTTGTACAAACTCCGTATTAAACGAATATTGAGCATATATACTTCCGGCTGGAATTGCTTGTCCGCCAGTTGAATCTATATCATATGCAGTAGTCCAATCCGCTGTAGATTTAGTTACTGATTTAGTTACCCAGGATGCAGTAGTAGAATTAAATTTAGATACTACAGGATTTAACCCTGAACCAGCAGAACCTACTTTCATCCAAACGGATCCGGTTGGATGTGGATATGTTTGACTTGCTGACCATAATGGCATTTCAGATGAAGTACCCCAAACTACTTCCGGCTGATAATATGTCCCTACTGTAATCCCTAAATCTGCTAAAACAGTACCTGTGCCGGAAACTACTTGAATATACATATTATTTTCTGTTGCCCCTGCACCTTGAAATTGTTTAGATTTGATTTGAAGTTTTCCTGAAGATACAGATGCTGATAAATTATTATATGCCAACGCATTAATTACTGCTGCCACACCTGCCACTGTATTAGAACTAGATGCCGGTACAGTTATAGTAATACTATAATATCCGTTCATACTTAATACAAAAGTGTTGCCGGCTGTAAGAGTAGTTGGAGTGTTTGTTCCTTGTATAGTAGCCCACGATGATTTCCAAGATGCAGTTCCTATTTGAGTCCAGTCATTACTTGGTGTTTTATAAAAAAATTCTTGACTACCAAGTAGTGCCGGCGAAGTGGTAATTTGAACTGCTTTTACTGCATACTCTCCGATATTACCTATACTTTGTAATGGCGCACCAGATACAACACCTCCCACTAAATTATCAACGTCACTAATAACAATTGGAATTTGCTCTACAAATTTAGCAGTTGTTGCATTAAATTCAAATATACCCCAAGTTGATGTAGTGCTATCTAACCAATAGGTTCCGTCGTCTGGGTTGGCAGTAGGTCTACTTGTTTGACCGACTAAACTGGCTAAATCAATAGCACAACGTAAAATG